CACCTGGGATGAGCTGGATACTACAGCCTCAGCAGGGTTCAATGACCTAGTGCAGATGCAGACCCCAATCAAAGATGGCGCAGAATTAGGTACTAACTTTATCATCTACTCATCCACTGAAGTGATGCTGATGGAGTTCACTGGTGGCTCGTTTATTTTCAACTTCCGCAAGCTCTTTAGTGATGATGGTGTTATTAACCAGAACTGCATTGTAGAGGCTGACGGTAAGCACTTTGTATTCGGTAATACTGATATATATGTCCACGATGGTAATACAAAACAATCCATTGCAGATGAGAAGGTGCGCCAGCGGATCTATTCTACCCTCAATGTTAAGAATGCTGACCGCTGCTTTACATTGCAAAACAAACAACTTAGCGAGATATATTTCTGCTATCAGTCCGGGGATAGTTTAGTCGGCTTCCCTGACGCTGACAGATGTAACCGCGCAGCTGTCTATAACTATCAAAACAATACATGGTCATTTATAGACCTTCCTAATGTAAGTGCCGGGACTACAGCCAACTTAAACACTGTAAGCACATATGCTGACACTACAGCCACCTATAACACGATAGGCGGCTCATACTTTGAGCAGGGTGATAGCTTTGGCCGCCATACTATCATGGTAGGCGATAAGGATTTATCCAATAACCTTACATATAATAAGCTGTTCGCTTTGGATTTAGCTGAAGAGGGCTCATCTGTTGCTTTTGGTATCGATGAGGATGCGACCAAACCTCCTCTATTCGAGCGCGTAGGCTTAGACTTGGATGAGATGAAGCAGTCTATTGATGGCTATAAAGTGATCACTAGGCTTCTGCCTCAGCTCTCTACTTTAAACACTGATAACACCTCGTTTAACTTTCAATTCGGTGCATCAGATATACCTAATCAAAACCCCACCTATGGCAATACAGTTTCTTTCGATACATCCACAGATTACAAGATTGATTCACGCGCTGCCGGGAGATACCTCAGTTACAAAGTGTCACTGGATGCCGATGATTACAAAGACTTTAGTTTCTCAGGGTTCGATATCGATGTAACGACCACCGGGAGCAAGTGATGACTGTTAATGAGAAGAGCAATGTAGTCATCCAGCCCTACAACAGGTCTAACGTGCCTCAGCTGGATGTTGATTTGCGTAAATACATCCAAGATGAATTGCAGCGGCTGGAGGCTAGTTTAAGGTCACTAAATGTCGCTGGTATAGAAGTACTAAATGAACCACCTTTGAACCCGGTGCGTGGGATGGTGAAGTATAACGTCAGCCCTTGGGATGCCTTAGGTAATGGCTCAGAGGGGCTGGTGGTCTATAACGGTACAAGCTGGGCAGCTGTATGAGGCTGCCTGTAATAGAGCGTGATGCCTATACTGTATATTTACAGCCATATAAAGAAGAAGAGCAACTAAGGCACTTTATCCACTGTGATATTCATACCACCTGGACAAAGACAGTAAAGAGGCAGCTGCAACAGGACTTCGATGTGTTCTGTAGCTTACACAAACAACCTCTCTACACACTTTCTTACACATCAGACAACAAGCATCACAAGTTTTTAGTGATGTTTGGTTTCAAACTACACAAAGAAATGCCGCTCAGAAACGGGCGCGTAATGCTTCTTTATATTAAGCAAGGATATTAGCTATGGGAATGGATCCAGTAACAGCCGGAATGATAGGTAGTACTGTCATTGGTGGTGTGATGGGCAATAAGTCTGCTAAGGCAGATAGACGGGCGCAAGCTGATGCAAACAGAATGTCATCAATGCCATACATGGATGCCCGCCCGTACCTCAATGACGTATATTCTAGAGGACAAAATGCACTCGATGCAGCTGTAAATACTGGCGCTTTCACTGGTCAAACCTATGCAGGTATAGACCCATTCCAAGCCCAAGCAGCACAGCAGCTGGGTTCGGTTGGCCAACTAGGCTACTCAGATGCCCTTAACTTTATGAATGCTGGCCGTGGCTTTGGTAACAATTACCAAGACCTTTATAATATGGCATCCAGAGACCCGCTGGCGGCTGCCACTGATTATGCACGTAATAATGTAGAACCACTATTAGCTTCTGCTATGCGTGACCCATACCGGGCGCTGACAGAGCAGACATTACCCGGCATCAATAGAATGGCCAGTGGTTCTGGTAATATGAATAGCAGCCGTGCAGGTGTAGCTGATGCGCTAGCACAACGTGCATACGATGACCGCAGCGCTGATACAGCTGTAAGCCTGTTAGACCAGCTAACAAATCGTGGGCTGCAATCCCAGACCAACCAATTCAACATGATGAACAGCGCTAATGCGAACTTAGGCAATCTATATAACAACGCTCTAGGTCAAGCAGGTACTAGCGCAGGGTTTATGAACCAAGGTGGTGGCATACTAAGTACTGACGCTCAGAACCGTCTGAATGACGAAAAGGCACGTTTCGAGGCTCAGCGTGACTTCGAGATGCAGCAGCTGAATAACTACAATACAGGCATCCTTGGTGGCCGGGGCGGTAATTCGCTATCAGGTATCAATGCTGTAACCGCTAATCCGTTCATGGGAACCATGGGCGGTGCAATGTTAGGCGCTGGTTTCGGTAAGGAATACGCCCCTAGCATGTTTGGACAACAGAAGCCTATAGGTGGCTATAGCTATGGTGCGGGTAACGCTGGGAGCTTCGAGCAAGGTACGTTCAACGCTGCTAATGGTTATGGAGGTCTATAATGAAGTATGACCCAAGATATGGCGTGTATATGCCTGATGGAGCGCTGAGAGCTGCGGGTATTGGTAATACAAGTAACCCTGCAATATTAGCTCAGCAGCCAGCTCTGATAGACCCCGCGTCTATACCTGTTCCAGCGCCACGCCCGGTACTTACTACAGCTCTTCCAGATACTGTGCATGAGTATGATATGCCCATGCCAGCACCCCCAGCGCTGCTTCCGCAAGCCCCACCATCGCGCCCGGCTAACCCTAATGCTGCCCCAGCTACCGCAGCTAGACGGGATGTAGTGCGAATGGCGCAAGGGCTGCCAGATATGCCTGAGCGCCCGGATATGACTTTATCTGGTGGTGAACAGCTTATGCGTATTGGTGGTGCTATCTTGGGTGGCGCTCAGAAGGGCGGTTTGGCGGCAATGGAAGCTGGTAGCAATACTCTTGGTAAGATACAGGATTACAACCGGGCGCAGCAGCTTGCTGAATACACAGAGCAAGTGAATACACGTAATGCGCTTGTAAAAGCCCAGCAAGAAGCCCGTAAAGCTGAGATGGAACGCCAGACAAAGCTCGATATTCAGCTCCTGAAGAATGAAAAGGCTGGGGCGGGTAAAGGAAAAGGTAAGGGAGATGCGTCTGCTAGCCTAAGTGCTATCGTTGTGAATGATGCTATAGAACGTGCATTGCCAATGATTGATGGTTTCTCAGCTGGCGGTATTGGTTCAATCTTGTCTGATATGCCAATTGTAGACCAGATGTTTGGAACTGATGCCCGTACACTCAAAGGTCACATTAATACAATTAAAGCAAATGCTGGTTTTGATAAACTACAAGCTATGCGAGATGCGTCCCCAACTGGTGGTGCGTTAGGTCAGGTTTCAGAGAGAGAAATCGACTTCTTACAAGCTACCTTCGGTGACCTTTCACAGATCCAAGACCCTGAGGTACTAAAAGAAAAGCTAGTGATGTTCCGTTTCATTTACAATTCCATGATTCACGGGATGGGCAATCATGCTTATCAGCCACCAGCTGGGTCTGAGCGTGTAGTTTCTGAATACAAGGATTTAAGACGCCAAGAGCTGGCAAGACAAGGTTTATCGATACCAGCCTATCTACAATCCGGCTCACAAGGCGGCTCTGCACAACAACCTGCACAACAGCAATCGAGTGCCTCATCAGCTGATATGTCTGACGCTGACCTGTACGCTAAGTACCGTAAATAGGGATTTCCCGAAATGTCATATACTGATTACATGGAAGGCTTAGGCTTTAACATGGATATGACCCGTGCGCTCACGGGGCAGCCAGTTACACCTGAGACCAGCCAACCAGCTACAGCTGTACCTCTATTCGATGGTATGCAGTCTTACTCTGAGGCTAACCCTGACCTAGTTGGTATGCCTACTGAGCAGGAGCTTATGGGCGCCCTGCGTAATGCACACAATGCAGGGGA